TTAAGGACTGGCTTTCCTGTTGTGCAAGGGACTCGCCATAATCGTGAGCATAACCTCGCCCTTGGAATCCATGGTGTTGATGTTTTCTTTCTCGAAATAGACCGGAATGTTCTTGTCCTTGAGCTGACGGATATATTTCAGGCAGTCCAGTGTATTTCGGGCAAACCGGCTGATGGACTTTGTGATGATCATGTCGATATTTCCGGCCATGCACTCGTCAATCATGCGGTTGAATTCATCACGCTTCTTTAGTGTTGGTTCCGGAGATGCCGTCATCCGCAAAAATCCCTGCCAGCTCCCATTCCGGATTTTTCTGAATGTATTCTGTGTAGTGGGTGACCTGTGCGTCATAGCTTGTTTCCTGTTCGTCAGAATCCGTGCTGACTCGGCAGTATGCCGCAACGCGGAGCTTAGGAGCTTCCTCTTTACTGATGTTGTTCCCTACCTGTTTTTGCCGGAATAAATGTAACGCTTGCCATTGGCATCACCGACCTTTCTATTAGGCTGTAAATGTACTCGGCCTGCGCTGCCGGGATCGTAATGCTCGATCAGGCTTTTCAATACGAAACTGTGTAGGAGCTTACCGTTCCAGGCTTATTTTGTTTTTGTCAACCGTCCGAGCGCTTTTGCCCGACGGTGCTGCTTTTCGGCTTCGGCCTTTTCGAAGGTTTCTTTGTCTATGAGGGCCGGATAGAAGCTCATCGCCGAGGTAGTGACGATTTGCCATGATCCGTTTGGCACCACAATGCTATTTCAATACCGGCATCATTTAGCGGAGCCTTCTGTAATGAAGCACCTGCAGATAGGCTTCATACAGAGTTTGAATTTTGGCGACAGCTTCATTGTCAATAACCGCCTTTCCATTTTCAATTCTGTATCCATAGGGTGTATGTCCCATTGTCATATCCTTTCCGTCAGCGAGAGGCCGCATTTAGTTCAAAGCGGAACTCGGTTCTGCTGATTACAGTTATCCGGCTCACATGTTTTTCAAATAATTCTTCATTGAAGGTTTCCAGCATTTCTTCTTTTTCGGCAAAGTGAAGAAGGGCGGTTGCTGCATTGACCTTAGAAACATCCGACGAAACGCTATTGCTTTGCGCATCCATTTCTTTTCGGATGCGATCAGCCTTTGTCAGAAGTTCATTTGTTTCCTTTGTAAAGAGTACCTTATCAAGGAATCCCTGCGCGGCCAGCTGTTGGAGCCTTTCACGCTGCTCTGTGTTCTGAGCGAGTTCAGTCGTCAGCTCCTGAATCCGGCGCAGGGAATCATCTGTGGATTCTGTTTTGAGGGCCTCTGTATAAGGCTTCAGGACGTAGCGATGAGCGAAGACAAGCTTGTTCATCATCGTGACAAAAGCCAGCTTCAGGTCATCGTCCTTTATGGATTTCATGCTGCAGGCGTTTTTGTCGTTCAGATGCGTATTACAGCACCAAGCTATGTAACTGTCGCCAGATGTGTAATGCGTCCGGCGTTTGAAGGTGCTGCCGCATTTGCCGCAGATTATTTTTCCTGAGAAGGCATAGCGATTCTGGTACTTCTCACTGTCTGGAATGACGTTTTTTTCTTTGGCATGTTGCTTTAACATCTTTTCGGCGGCTTCAAACTCGCTGTGGCTGATGATTGCCTCGTGATGATCTGATACAAAGTACTGATTTTTCTCACCGCGATTGTGGTGGCGGTTGAACTGCGCATCCGTGTAGGTCTTCTGGAAAAGAACATCGCCGGTATACTTCTCATTTGTCAGAATCCCTTTGACTGTGGATGCGCTCCAGTGATTGCCTTTCCTGGTAGGAATCTTTTCTTCATTCAGCATGTTGGCAATTTTTGCGGTGCCAAGGCCGGAAAGAGCAGAAGCGAAAATCCTTTTTACAATTGCCGCCTGCTCCGGATTGACGACTATGTTCTGCTTATTCCAATCGTAGCCGTAGGGCGGGCATCCGATCTTGAACGTCGCGTTTTCAAATCGGCGCTGGATTGACCACTTGCTATTTTCTGAAATGGATAGGGATTCGTCTGCGGCCATACTGGAAAGGATTGATAGAAATAGCTCGCTTTCCATGGAGCCGGTATTGATGTTTTCTTTTTCAAAGTAAACGGGAATATTCAGGTTGAGAAGCTTTCTGACCAGTTCAAGGCAGTCAGCAGTGTTGCGGCTGAAGCGACTGATTGATTTCGAGATGATAAAATCAATCTTCCCGGCTTTGCAGTCGGCAAGCATGCGGTTCAGCTCCGGACGTTTCTCCTTCTTTGTGCCTGTGATACCTTCATCATAATAAACGCCAGCGCACTCCCAATCATTTCGGGCGGCAATATAGTTTTCATAGTGTGTGACCTGTGCTTCAAGACTTTCTGCCTGTGCGTCAGAGTCTGTGCTGACACGGCAATAAGCAGCTACACGGAGCTTTCGCTTTGCATCAGTTACATTTTTGTTTTCTTCGATTTTTGTTACTTTTTTCAACGGTTCATCCTCCTTTCGCATGTCTATACATCACTCTAAAGCCTTTACTATCAAGCATTATTCGGATATATTTCCGCGAACAAGGGAGAGAAAGTTTCTCGATTGATGGCGGTTAATTTGTTGAATTCAGCAACGGATATGAGCCCGGAATCAAGCATTGTTTTCGCGATGGCCTGAGCTCTTTTGTAGTCAAGGTCTCCCTGAATGCGCTCCTGTGTGAAATATCCAGATGGAGCACTTGTATTATTGTCTGTCATAACTTATCCACCTCCAATTTCCCACTGGAGATGAACGGGCAATTTGAGCGGAGGAAAATAAAAAAAAGCCTGCGGGCATTCCAAAAAGGAACACTCGCAGGCGAGAAACTGGATGTATGGTTATTTCACTCTGATCTTCCAGCCGACCAGAATCAGATTCACATTTTGAATCAGTGAGCTGTTCATGGACTGGATAGCAGAAACTGTTGTACCGTACTGGCGGGCGATGGCAGAGAGCGTATCGCCTGACTTCACGGTATAATAAACAGGCTGAGGTTCATTATGGACGCCGCACAGCTCGTTCACTTTGGCCTGCACGGAATCATAATCATAACCGGCAGCAGAGAGACGATTATTACGTTCTTCGCCGTTGCCCCAGTCTCCCGGCGAGCACTTCCTGCGCCAGCTCATCAACGGTTTTTGAAGCGACGGGAGTAGGAGTCTCGTCAGTTGATTTTGAGTATCCGTTAAACCCGCCGTCAATGATGACCGCTGGAAAGTCCTGATAAGACCAGTCCATATCTACGCGGCCATTGATGCCTGGAACGGAGCCAGTGGAGCTGTGCTGCCAGATTCCACAAGAGCCTTCATAGCTGCAGGCATCGGCCCACTGGGCGCACCAGTAACAGTAGCGTTTGCGGACAGCGTCCGTCACAACCGATCCCGCAAAGGATGCCGAAGTATAAAAACCGGCAAAGTATCCGGCAGCCTCCAGCCTGTCGCAGAAGGTCTTGATCAGACCGGAGCAGAAATCAGTCCCGGCTTCGATCTGCTTCTTTTCCTCCATGTCGAGGAAAACAGGATAGTCAAACTGTTTCCCGGCGAGGACAGACAGGAACATTTCAGCTTCCTGCGCAGCCTCGGAAAAGCTGTCTGCGTAGCTGTACCAGTATGCGCCGACGTGAAGCCCGGTAGCTTTTGCTTTCCTGTAGTTTTCTTCAAAGTACTTGTCTTTTGAGCTTGTACCGTAGCCTGCGCGGATGATCACGAAATCTACTCCGCTGTTCCTGACAGCGTTAAAATCAATAGTGCCCTGCCATACCGATACATCAATTCCTTTTGTAGCCATGTTATTTTTCCTCCATATCCGTGTCTTTTTCATCACGGTTATGCAGCTGCTCCAGTACTTCCTTCAGCTTCCCCGGAATCGGAAGTCCAAGGTGGGCAGCATTTTCAATCAGGGACAGACCTTCATTCGAGATGTAAAAGAAGATGACCGCCGTGCGCAGGACACCGACCTGTCCGAGCACATTGATGTCGATGACATTTGCAATGCCGACCAGAATGAAGATCAGTACCTTGCGGCAGATGCCGCGAAAGCCGACCGCCGAGGAGAGCTTCTTGTCGCTGATTGCGCCCATGACACCGGTGATGTAGTCGCAGATGACAAAGATCAGCAGCGCGATAAGCAATCCGTCGCAGCCGCCAAGGAAATAACCAATCCAACCGCCGACTGCAGCAAAAATAAGTTGTAACGTGTTCCAGAATTCTTTCATGTGATACCTCCTTAAATTTGTGCATAAAAAAGGCGGCCTCTCGCAGGAAGGTCGCCCAGTGCATATAGATTGTTGTTTACGACTGCGTTTCCGTCAGCGTATAGGTGATTTTCATCGTCTTGTCCGCCGTCTTGATGACCGGAGTCGCCAGATTGTTGATGGTCGCAAGATATGGCGTATACAGATATAGATCCTTGTAGAAGTAATAGTTGCCATAGGAGCAGTAGTATTCCTGATAGGCGAAGGCCTTATATCTTGCCATAGATTTTCTGCCCCATCTTGCATAATCATTTGACTGGAGATTGCGGACATGCAGCTTCGGTTCGCCGTTTAAGTAATACCAATCGTTAATCACGACATCATCGTCAATGAGGAAGGTATGCAGGCTTGAGCTGTTGTAGGATGCATTGGGCACGACCTCGATATTGGCCACGCTGGTTGTGTCAATCCGATAGACTGTATTTCCAATAGCAAACATAAGCCACTTCCCACTCATACCGATATGACTGATTTCTGAAGTATTTGCAGGCAGGATGATTTTTTGCGTGGTTGCCTTTTCTGCGCTTACGGTATCGAGAAACCATTCGTAGCTTTCGTGATTGTAATAATCCGTGCTGCCGGAGGAATAGCTGTATTTCTGATTGTCCCTCCGGCTGATTCCATACCAGTTGTCATCTGCGGCATGGAACAGATATGGAAAAGCATCGCTGGAATTGTTATAGGGAGCAACCGTCCCGTCCTTGTTCCCTCCGCTATAGGTATACCAGTATGGATAGTGGTTCAGCTCGATTGTTTTTTCTTCCACTGCATCCGTAGCAACTAAGCTGTATGGCCGCTGCATAAGTCTGGCATGGAGATAATCCTCCGATACCTTTCTCAGGGTAACCGAGGTTGAATTATAAACAGGGATCATCTCCAGACGATAACCGTCTTTGATATATGTCCGGTGGTTCTCCTGATAATTGCTCTGGTTTCCTGGTATGTTTGAAATGACGTTATCGCTTTTTAAACGCACAAAGTAATTGCTGTCATACTGCGTTCCTTTGCCAGCCAGTACATTCGTGAGGGAAATACAGGATATTGTCCCGTTCGCCTGCGAGGTCGCAAAGTCCCAGACATATTTGAAACCGCCATCCACAGTTTTGCTTTCTGTAAGGTTTCTGCTGCCGCGCCGGATGTCCTCCGTATTGTTCGCGTCATTGGACGCGTATCCTATGAGCGGATTGTCGAGCGGTGCATAGATATTTGCAGGATCTTCCTCAACCGGATTCTGATATAGCAGGAGTCCGCCCGTCAGCCTGCTGTAGATTGGCAGCATCCAGTCCTCGCCATATTTACCGTCGAAGTAGGGATTGTTAAACATGGCTCCCTGGATATTGGTATTTAAGATGTCCGCGATTGCCTCTGTTACAAGGTTCTCATCCCGGTATATTTCTTTTTTGCCCGTGTGGACGTCTGTCATTTCTATTGTGCTTTTTCCCTTGAGCATGTTTATTCCTCCCTGTTCAGATAGTCGGTTGTGATCACCTTCACAAAGCCCGCTTCTCCGCTGATCACAAAGCGGTACATAAGCAGCCCGGTGATGGCCTTTTCCGACCATGCATCGGTTGAGATGGCTTCCAGCGCGGCCTTGGACATGCCGGATTTCTCCTCAGAAAGCTGCGCCCATTCCGTTCCGGTATATGTCCACCAAGCTTTCCCAGCATCAAATGATACGGCAAGGAGCGTGGCGTCATCGCAGTCGGCGGTTACTTTTTCAATGCCAAGAATAGAAGCATCGGACATATCGATGTTTTCCGAGTAGACGACCTGCGGCTTCGGGATTCCGGTGTAACTTGCCTGAAAGGGCGGGAACCGGTTATTGGAATCATGCCAGTAAAGGATGGTCGGGTCTTTCAGGGAAAGAAGCAAAGCACCATCCGGGATTTCCTGTACGCCATTTGTCTCGAATATCTCTGCGGTCAGATCGGTATCCGTCAGTTTGGAAAGCGTTCCATTTGAAACCGTGTATAAGGCTTTTGTGGCATCCGTGATGAGGTACCTGCGGTTATATGAGTCAAGCAGTATTGGAATGTCGTTTGACTGAACGAAGGCTGTCCCGGTTGCGTCCTGATGCAAAAATGAGAGATTCGACCCGGCTGCTGGCAGTAAAGGAGATTGAACCTGATGTGGTAACTAGAGCGGATTCGCCAAGGTAAGCAGTATTCGTCGGCAGCGTTTCAAAATGCAGGACAATGTCCCCGGTATCAAGAAGCAGCAGATCCCAGACAAGCCTTACATCCTCTGTGGTCACGCTGTAGTTGGCATAGCCCTCCCAGCGGATGCGCAGAAATTTATAGTGGTTATAGATCGTTCCTTCCTCACGTCGGATTGTCCATACCTTTGCATCACGCCTGCAGACTTTGACCTGTTCGGTATTGCTGCCAATGCCCATCCACGAGTTGCCATTTACATAGATGTTTTCTGCAGCAACAGAATTGTAGATAAACCAGCTGACACCAGTCAGGGTATCGGTGCCATCATCGTGTTGCCAGAGTTGTCGCGGATGATGGCCATATTTTCTGTTGTGGCCAGAAGCTCTTTAATAGAAAAGTAATCAGCCATTTTGTACCTCCAATTCTGATACCGATTCAAATGCCGTAAAGTCAAGCGGATAGGCTGCAAGACTGCCGCGGTCTATTTCGCGGCGTTCACCTGTTATCGTTTCTTTGTAGCTGGTCTTTAGGATGACCTTGCCGTCTGTAAGCATGGTGTATGCCGTACCGGTTAGCTTCTTCGCAGGCTGCATATTGCCGTCAATAAACGGATCTGTCTTAAACGGCTCAATCGTGATGCCCTTCAGCGTATCAAAGTCGGCGGTAGAAATCGTAAGCGAGTCCATGCGGCCACGGTTAAGAGCACGTTCAGTTCCTCCGGAGATGGTGTATGCCTGCCGGAGCGTGAACTGCGTATCGTCGGTCACATAAACTTTGCTGTAGCGCATCTTTTGCTTATCACTGACATCAATTACGTCATGAACAATCGGTGCAAAGATTCTCAGCTGATCAGCAATCTCAAGCAGCGGCATACCGGTAAAAGCAAACTTTGAAATACTCTCTGTGATGCCTGCAGGCTCCGGTGTCAAAAGGGCCATTTCAAGAACTGCAGCAAGAGGAAGCGTCTGCATCCCGGCAAAAACAATCGGGAGGTATTCATCGCTTACTTCAATGCGCCCGTTCCATCTGTCCTGCGCGCCTAAGCCCTGGCCGGTAATGGAAGCAATAATGCCCTGTGCCTGTATGACCGCAGATCCGGGTGCAACCGAAATCCAAACTTCAAAGGTATGCAGCGTTTTTTCCTGCATGTCGAGAAGCGGGTAAAACAGGTTCAGGATGTGGTCGCCGCTGTGCCAGGTTTCCATCGGATGGAATTCTTCTACCTCATGCCCATCCACCACATAGGTAACCGTAACAACCGATTGACCATCTTCCTCCCAGGAAACAGGGACGGTGACCGTGGTAGCCAGTTCCCTGTTTTCGGTTTTGGTATTACCGTCTGCATCCTTTGTATCCTCGGGTAGGATGGTCGTGCCTGTTCCGGTCGCCGTGACCGCGCGTTTCAAAGAAGCTGCAGTAACTTGCAGGAGAACGGCTGCTTTGAATTCACAGTCGGTTTCTTCCTGCGTGGCGAATTCAATGTTTACAATCTCGACCTTGTCTGCGCCGAGCGTATACGCCATCGCATTCACATAGGAATAGGTCGCCATCTTTGTGGCCTCAACAGAATTGGTCAGCCCGGAGATATCCTTATCGTTCTTACTCTTGGCTTCTGAAAGGCGTGGATTTTTGCCGACACATTTGAGGGAGCACTTTCCGTTGACCTTGACTGTAATGGATGTGATTGCTGCAATCTTTGTGGCATCTGCCTGGCCTCCGGTAAAGGTGAGTACATCACCTGGGTCGAGTGCCGGATCGCCGATGGTTTCAGAATCGAAAGGCACATAATTGATTACGGAAATGGCATTCAGGATATTTTTAAGGATGCGGATTCTGGTTTCATCAAGGCCAAATTGGAGCAAGGGATTCACCGCAAGGTTCATCGTCAGCCCGTCATCCGGGTCAAGCGCATAGTATTCTGCCGTATTCGTGCGCCGGTTTGTTGAACTAATAGCCGTATATCTGGTGACGAAATCAGAAAAGCTGGAAGAATACCGGGTGTGTGCTGTTTACGCTACAGACCGGGCTTTCACCGTATTTTACAAGCTGCAGCTTTCCATCCCGGTTAATGAAGGCAAAGCAGCCAAGCGCCTGAGAAAGATAATGAAGGAAATCCCGCCAAGTTTCGATATCATTGTCCGGATAGACGCCGAGAAGTTCGGTGCCATTTGGCAGAACTTCAATTTCTGCTTGCGTCTGTGCAAGGCTGACCTTGCAGTCGTTACACATGATGTTTAGAAAATCATATGGATAACCGCTGGACTGTTCTTTTTTATAGGCTTTTTCAAAGCGCAGCATTCCATCATAGGCCTTGAGTTCCAGCGTCCGTATTTTCCGGTTTGCCTCCGCCACATAAAAGATTCCCATCGGGATATCCTCGACATTCCCATCCGGAAGTGCCATGTGGAAATCCAATGCAATCTGTGCGTCCTCTAATGAGTAACGGTCAACGTCTGAGAAAAGGGATATGCCAAGTTCCGCAGAATAGACGGAGCCGAGCTCTATTTCAGATGTCCCGGAGCACTGTCTTGTAATATAGCCGGAGCCCTTGACAATGTCCTTATTGACAAACGGATAGTTTTTCCCGGCTGCCGTTGTAATGTTCCCAGACCATGTAAAGGAGCGGGCATTTTCTTGTACTGCTGTCTTGTATAGATCAGATACGGGATACATAGCGCCGCTCCTTTCTCATCAATATTCCTTCAATTCAAAGCTGACCTTCCAGAGCCCTTTTCTGCTGGTGTCGTGTGCAAGGGAAGTTTTGAAACTCGTCGATGTACATTTCTCTGGTCTCCCTGACCATTGTCTCTGTATTAAAAATTGACCTAGCATAGTTGACTGCGAGCTTTGGCTTCCACGCAATCGCGGACAGCTTTTTGAGCCACGCCGGTGATACCTGAAAGGAGACGGATATCTGGGCAACACCGGATCGCACGATGTCGCGCTGAGTCGTACCGGCTTCCGTTTCCCCGGAGCTGTCTGCCTCCACATCGGAAAGCGCCAGATCATAGGAAACAGGAAGCGGCATGTCTGTGCC